TATACTTGGTAACGTCCTGCTAATGTTCCAACTCTTTCAATACCCATATTATATTGGTCTTGTTCAGGTGAAGCATTAGATACGTGGAAGTATTCTAAGTCATCCATAATCGCTGAAACCTCAGAAGATACTACAATCCAGTTAGCTCCACCTCTTAAAGTAGATTTGTGGATTTGTGCTGACAATTGGTTAATTGCAGTAATCAAAGTTTGGTTCCAATCTTTTTGTGTATAGTTTGTTGTTGAAGAGATTCTTCTCCAACCATTGTAATCCCAACGTAAGTTCCATGCCGCACCTTTACGTAAATCTCTTAAGATTTCACGGTCGATTTCAGCCGCAACTTGTTCAGATAATAAAGCTGTTAATTCAGCCTCAGCATCGATGTTGTGGAAAGCTGCAACGTCTTGAGCTAACTCAGGAGACCATTGTGCTCTTAATTTTCTTTCTGTAACAGATACAGTAACTGAATCTAATTCGAAAGAAACCTCACCGATTTTATCTTCAAATTCCATATCAGCGTAACGTCTGTAAACAGCAGTAAACCCAGTTGATGGTAATACTCCGATAGTTGTTCCTGTATAACCGTCTAATGTGTCACCACAAGAAGGACAAGTTGGACAAGATAAATCAACTTCTAAGTAGATGATTCCTGCAGGAGAACAAGTATCATTGTAAGTACCGTTATTACCTGTAGTTGCAAATGATGTAGTTCCTCTTCCGTTTAATCCTGAAACGATACCTTCACCATATTGTTGAGTAACAACTCTAAACAATAATGAGTTTATTCCGGTAGACCCACTTACAACACTACAAGGTGATGTTGTTGAAGTCCATGCAGTTGTAGAATCACTGTAGATTCTTAAATCAGATAAGAAAGTTTCAGTATCAACTTCATTACCGTCTGGTCCGATTAATTTACCTGTACCAGCAGTTGTGAATCCTGATAATGCTACGATTACTTTTCTAATGTTTTTTCCATTGAATTGGTTAGCTAATGCAGTTGCGTCAGCAACAACTAAACTACCATTTGACCAAACCATAACTGTTGTTGGTTTAGTAACTGCCGACCATTGTCCTTTAGAGTAGTCAAACAATCCTGGAGGGTCTAATTGACCTTCGTTTCCTTCATAGAATAAATCATAAAGATTTTTCTTGAATGCGTTTGCTCCTGTGTAACCAGCTCCTGATTGACCATCAGCCGCAGTTTGTCCATCAGCCGCACCAATTGGTCCGTAGTGAGTACCACCACCTAATTGAGTTCCTAAGATAGTTTCTTGACCTGATTGGTAACCTTGAATTTTAGGTACGAAGAAGAACAATTTACCGATTGGTAAGTTCATAGCTTGTACTGATACGATTTCATTCGCAAGTAATTTAGAGAATACTCTTCTTACGATAGGGAATACAACCGTTTCGAATGAACCGTTTGAACCTTCACCTGTAGCTTCGTTTATTAAGAAAGACGCTTGGTTCTCATATAACTGAGCTACGTTTTCTCTCATGTGTCCTTTAAGACCTTCTAGGAATCCTAATTTATCCCATTTGTTGATTGTGTCTTCTTTGATAACTTTAAGGTGTTTTAACCCGATGTTACCAACTAATCCTGATTCTAATAATGCTCCCATTTTTTTTGGTTTTTATTAATTTTAATTTATTTTTATTTTATTTTTGCCATTAAATCTTTCATTCTTAAGAACTGTGGATTCTCATATGTTTTTGATTCAAGTAAGTTAACCGCTCCTGTAGAAGGTGATTTTGCGATTGTTCTTTCAATTGACTCGTTCATAGTTTGAGTTTTAGTTCCTGAGGATAATTCATTTTTAACGACCTGATATAGATTTTTAGATTCTTTGATAGTTTCAACACCATCAAATCTTCTTAAAATGTTAATTTTTTCTTGTTTTGATGTTGAATGTTCAGTGAACAAACGTGTAGCGTAAGCCAAGTTTGAATTGAAGATTGCAACCTCGTTTAATTTACTTCTGAAAACATTAAGTGCTTTTCTGTATTCTTCGTTTTTTTCTCTAAGAACTTGTAACTCTGAATTAGTGTTACTTTCTTTGATAGCAGTATTAAAACTTGAATGAGCTCTTGGTTTTGGTAAACCACCTTTTCTAAAGTTAGACCCTGAACCTAAAGTTCTTACAGCCTCTTTTGTCTCTTCTTTTTTACCTTCAACTTTTTTAACCATTGGTTTTCTAGTTGAACCTTCTTTTGTTTCAGTTTTCTTAACAACTTTGTTTGTTCCTAATTTAGTTCCTGAATTTTCACCTTCTTTATACTCGAATTTCGCTTTACCTGTTCCTACAGATTTTGGAGCCTCTTTCATTTTAGTTTTAAATCCTGTTCCTTGATTAGGTGATTTGTTAAATTTAAATTTTGATTGATTACCCATCCCAACACCTTTTGGTTTGATAGACATTTTAGCTTCAGTAATAGATTCATCATCCATTTCTTCTTCACCTAATTCTTCTTCGTCTTCTTCATCCATTTCGATTTCATAAACGATTTCTTCATCGTCCATATCATCAGATTCGTCAAACTCTTCAAAATCAAATTCCACTTCGTCTTCGTCTTCATCATCAGAACCGAACATTCTCTCAACGATTGATTCAATAGATTCGTCACCCATCTCATCTTCTTCAAGTTCTTCGTCCCATTCTTCAGACATTTCAAATTCTTCTTCTTCACTTTCACCAACAATCATATACTCTTTACCGGTTTCCTCATCTTTAAGGTGAGTGTTTCCTTTGTCGTCTTTTGTTACGACAATGTTGTCATCCGGACCCATAAGTTGAAATACTCTAAGTACTTCTTCATCGTCTGCGTCAGTTAAGTCAATAGTGTCTTCCTCGTCGTCCATATCTTCTTCGTCACCAAAGTCCATATCTTCTTCGTCATCAGTATCATCAGTATCCATTTCATCACCTTCTTCATCTGAATCATCACCCATATCAATATCGGCAATATCATCAGAACCCATAGGTTCATCCACTTCAACGTCATCAGGGTTAATCTCGTCTTGTTCAGTTAGAGATTCTTTTACTAGGTCTTTGATTTCTTGTTTCATTGTAGAAGCAAGTATTCCTTTTGCATTTTCAGCTACCGCTTCTTCCAAGTTTTTCATTTGGATGATAGCCTCTTCAACTAAAGATTTTTCTTTTGCCATTTCGTTTTGTTGTTATTTTAATATATAAATATCTCCTAATTCAAAAAAAGTTTAAAATTTACTTAAATTGAGTTAGGTTTTTATACATTGATAAATATCTCCAAAAAATAAAAAGCATAAAAAAAGAGGACTATATGTCCTCTTTTACTTAATAATTAAAAATTTAACTACTCAATTACTTCATCAATTTTACTTTCTACAATAGCGGTAATTCTCCACTCCATTGTATAATGTTCAAAAACTTTGGTAACTTTCGCCTCAACATCAGTAGGGTTGTAACCACTTACTAATTTTTCTTCTCTTAATTTTTTAATCTTACCTGATGCCTCATCAACTGAGTCCAAGGTAACTTTTGCGATAAAATACTTTTCTTCCATTTTGTTTTTTTTTATTAGTAACCCAAATAATCGTTTAATTTTTTCATTAAGTCAAGCGATTTATTTCCGGAATCACCAACGTGTCTCTCAACACTCATTTTTTTCTCTTCTTCTAAGTTCTCATCGTATAGTTGTTTATCCTCTTTATTTAAGAATAGATACGCTCCCGGGGTTGATGGTGATGATACTAAATCAAAACAGATTAATTCAAAATCGTCTTGAACTTCATTTTGTTCACCAATCTTTTTAAGGGAACCTACACCTCTTGATGAGATACCTAATGTAACTCCTTGTCTTAGGTAGTTAGCTGCTAAGTCACCTTTGGTTGAACAAATACCACTTTCGTGATATCCCGGTGATGTAAGTAGTTTTATTTTACCCATTAGGACATTACCTTCCCACCATACTTCGGTGATTGCGTGAGAAACTCTATCTAAATCGATTAAAGATGATTCCGGGTGATTTAACTCGGATAGGGCTGTTCCCTTTTTAATCATTTTTTTATAATTCTCCGCCTCTCTTTTTAATATACGTTCAGGATATAATCTACCATTTCTATTAGGGGTATCATATTTTTGTAATACGGCATAAAACTCAATTGGTTTAGTGTGGTCAAGAGTTTCGCTAGATTCTCTAATTAATGTTTCGTTACGATTATCATTTGGGTTAATATACCCAGCATCGTATTCAACTAATATACCTTTCCCTGATTCACTTGGTTGTAATATTCTTAAATTCATTTTGAATGTTTTATTTATAAATATTAAACATTCTCGGTTTGTAACAATTCTTCTGTGATTTTACTGTTTTTGGTTAGATAAAAGTTAAAATTTTCATTATCTAAAAAATTATCTTTAAAAATTTGTTTTGTTATTTGTTGTAATGATTCTTTTATTTCGTTACATTTGAAATCCAAATCTTCTTGTATTAAATAAAAATTTATTTCAAGGTTCATAAACGATTTTTTGTTTAGATTGAGTCCGCTGGACCTTAAATCTAAGTCTACAATAAATTTGTCGTTGAATATATCTTTGTTTATTGACTCGTAGATTGAGTGTTTAATACTCCTACTTAGGTTAAGAACTGTTCTTGTCCAATTATCACATTCGTATATTGGTTCAACCCAAGTTTGGATGTTTAAGTAAAGTGATTTAAGTTTGATTGAGTCTACCGTTCCATAAACAATCTTCGCTGTTTTGAACCCGTGTAGTAGAGAAGTTTTTCCCTTTTTCATTAATTTTCATATTTTCCTGTTTATTTTTAAAAATAATAGGTGTTTTTATGGGTAATGTCAAAACTTTTTTGTAGGAGGGAGATATATGTAGTATATGCTAATAGTAAAATTAAATAATCACATTACGATTGAGAAAGCTCTAAAACTCTATAAAAGTAAAGTAATTAAAACCCGTCAAAGCTCTGAATTATCAAAACGAAAAGAATTTAAAAAACCATCAGTAATTAAACGTGATGGTCTTTCAAAAGCTAAGTATGTTCAGAAAAAATTTAAATCAGACGATAATTAAAGATTTTCTTTAAGGTTTTTAAGTTTGAAGTACGTAAGTTTGTCGTATTTTTCAGAAATTACTTTTGAGATAGTATCCTCAATTCTTATTTGCATTGTTGAATCAGTGCTAGCATTCTTCATTTCCGTTAGTTTCGTAACTACACCTTCTTTAAGTGTAACGTATTTTTCATTCAATGTTGAATCATCTTCAGACAATAAAGACATTAATTCTTTTTTGTCAGATTCAGTTAAACCATCAATATAACTTTTAATAGTTTTGTTTGCAACACTTACCATTGTTGTTAACGGTAAATCAATCCCTTCTGTTTTCACCACCGGTAATTTTCTAAGAGATTCTGACAGAATGTTTCTACATTTAATTTTAGATTCAATCGTTAATATATCTGAAGAAAACAACGTATCGATAGTCTCATATTGATTCTCTATCTGTTTATTACCAACCCAAGATTTTATTTTATTTAAATCAGATTGCTTGATTTTATTGATTGTGTTCTCATACATTTTAATACTTTCGTTAATAAACTCTCTGGCGTAAGATTCACTTAATGCTTTTGGAGAATTTAATTCATCGTATAAATAAAATAATTTACTTATGTTTTTGTTTTCTAAAACATATTTTTTGAAATTTTTTATTTCGTCTTTAAATGTGTCGTTAGCGTATGATTCTAACAACACTCTTTCTATTTTTGTTTTTAATATACCGAAGTTCATAAGTTTTTTTATTTATAAATATCTAATCTTTTAGAAGTTTACCTAATTGAGCTTCAATTTCTCCTAAAGAGTTTCCACCTTTGGATAAATCAATGTATGAATCATCTTCTGTCATATTACTTCTTTCTACCAATATTTTTAAATTATCTCTATTAAATGATTCAGGAGTTACTTCTGCTTCGGGAGCTGCCGCCTCAGGGGCTCCACCCGGTTCAGGTCCACCCGGTTCAGGTCCTGGTTCAGGTCCACCTAAATCTTCCATTCCTCCACCTAAGTCTCCACCTCCGCCGAAACCTCCTCCACCTCCCGGTGGTGGTGGGGATGATGGTGCCGCACCACCGGCAGTTGCTCCGGATGCAGGGTTACCATATAATTTATCGATATTATCGAAGATACCTGTATGTGTTATGATAGTTGCCGTATTTGTTAATTCAGCTCCGACAGCCATCTCAATTCTTTGTTGTTGTAAATCAAGTTTGATTTCCTCATCAGAGAATCCTAAAATATGTTTCTTAGCCCACGATACAGATACCGGAGCAATACCCGCAATTGCCGCAACGGCTTGTTGGTATAATGCAATTTTTTCTTTCCAAAGGTCATTCTTTAATAAATCTGCTTGGGATGATGGATTGGTTAGTCCTAACGTAAAGTTAGATAACTCATCTTCAAACCCTAATAAGAATAAATGAATGATTGCAATTTTATTTAATTCGGCAATCATTGATTTTTGAATCTTATTGATTGTTCTTGCAAAACGAATATCCTGTAATGATAAATTCTTACCATCACCGGCAGTTTCTTCAAATCCTAAAAATGCTTTAGGAACACGAAGAGCGGTTAATAATTTCTTTTGGATATATTCTATATCGGCAATTTCAGATAAGTTTGTTGCTCCCGGTAACGTATCAATTGGTGATGCCGCCGCTGGGTCTCTAACAGGAATAAAGTAATCTTGGTCAACAGCCATTTGGTTGAATCTCATATCGACATTACCTGTTTTAGCATCAACAACTTGGTCACGTTTAAATTTGTTTGCAACACGTTGTACGTAAGCCTCAACATCTTTATCATCCATATTACCAACGAATACTTTGAACACACGTCTTTCCGGTGCTCTTGAAGTTCTATAAATTAACATCGCATCTTCCGATAATAATAATTGTTTCCAAATACGTCTTGCTTTTTCTAACATTGACGTTCCGTATGGAAGTTTTCTATCGTCACCTAATAAACGGAAGTGGGCAACTTCCCAAGAGTTAAACTCCATATCTTTTGCCTTCCACTTAAATCTTAATCCTTTGTGTTCTGCAGGTTCATCTATAGTTGCAGATTTTGCTGCCATACCTCTTTCCAAACGTTCTATTTCAATGTTTGGTAATTGCATACAACCAACAATACCTTTATCTGAATCTAATTTTAAATAAACAAAGTTATCACCATACTTACAAGTATTTCTTGTCCACATAGTTAAATTCGTATTAACGTCTAATACGTTATTGAATAAATCGGCTAGTATAGATTTTATTCTTTTTGATTCAGAATAAATTTGTAACATATATCCATTCTCATCAACAGTTGTTGATTCTTCACCATAGATGTCTAATGCCGCTGATATCTCAGGGGTGTATTCCATAGATTCATAATCGTAAAATGAAGCCAAACGAGTTGGTTCATAATAAACTGCTTGAGTGTATAGATTACTTTCAATCTTAGTCCATTGGTTAGATAGGTAATATGTTTGTTGAGCTTGTAATTTTTCTCTTTCATATTCCGCTTGTGATGTTGTCTTTAACAACTCTTTCTTATCTAACTTATATGTTGGGTAGTCTTGATTTAATAACGCGTTTGGTCCAAAGGCTCTTGATAACCTTTGCCAAACCGTTAAATCATTATTTTCATTATTTTCCATATTCTAAATTTAAATATAATTTTCCTTATATAAATAGTTTACTTTGTTCTAATAAGTATCTGTTTTACTTATTGTGAGTTAAGACATTATTCGCAAAATATAAATTACTATTATTCACATCAACGTTATAAACTGTTGTTGATTCTGTAATTGTCACTAATGATGTGATTTCAAATTCAGTATTGTCAATATCTAATAATACATCACCAACATTTAAATCAGATGTTGTTCTGATATACCAAACACCATTTTGTTTAACAACGTGGTTATGAGAATCAGTCGCAATTAATTTATCGTTATTAATATTAATAACCGAATCAAATTCATATATTGTAAAATTAATTACTGTAGAGGTTGATTCTACATAATTTAAAGTGTCACTACTCCAAGAGTACCATTCGTTTGATGGTTGTGGCATTCCTGAAACATCAATAGATTTAAGTATGTCGTTAACTTGAACATCTTGTATTAATTTAGTTGAACCATCAGATAATGTTATTACTGTATTAACAACTAAACAACCACACGAAAAACAAGCACCCGTAAATGCGGTTCCATCCCAATATCTTCTACTAAAGTTATCAGTGGTTTTATAATAACCCGCAGCTGCAAATGCGAAGGTACAATTACCGGATATATCATCATCATATAATTCGGTTGCGTCACATAAACCTAAAATTGCGGAACGATTTATACATTGATTAACTAACGCCCAACCAGGTAACGAACATACAGCATTTGACACTCTATATCCTAATGTAATATTTGTTGCGCAACAATTATATATTGATGGAAGCCAACCACCTGAATTGTCACCACCGCCAAATGAAATAGTGTTTTCTTGAGCACAAATATTCGGTGAATCACCCATATTGTTAGCAAAGGAACTTGCAGGGAACCCTTCACAATCAATATAATCAAAAGTTGTTGAACCAAAGAAAGGACCACCTGGTGGAGACCAATATAATTCATAACATACACAAGTTACTCCAGGTGGTGTTTCAGTCGGTGTAGGTGTAGGTGTTTTTGTTGGTGTTGGTGTTTGAGTTCTTGTAGGTGTAGGTGTTGGTGATGGGAACACATAAGTAATAACATTTGAAACTCCCGTAAGAGACGAACAAAATAATGTCATTCTAAAGTATATTGTTCCACTATTAATACCGGTTATTGCCGACCTAGGTGAAGTACAACCACCTGCACCACCCAAAGTCCAAGTTATATTATCAGACGAATATTCCGGTAAAAGTGTTCCACAAGAACCTGCTGTTGTGAAATTATAATTCCAAGTGGTTCCTGAAACATATGTGGTAGAAATTAATGTAACACCACACGATGTTGTTGGCGTTGGAGTGTTTGTTCGAGTAGGTGTTTGTGTAGGAGTTTTAGTAGGCGTTTGTGTTTGCGTCGGAGTTGCAGTTAATGTTGTTGTTGTTGTTGGAGTTTGAGTTTTAGTTGGAGTTTGTGTTTGTGTTTTGGTTGGAGTGTTAGTAGGAGTTTTAGTTGGCGTCTGAGTCTGAGTCGGAGTTGCAGTTAATGTTGTTGTTGTTGTTGGGGTTTGAGTTTTAGTTGGAGTGTTGGTTGGAGTTTTAGTAGGCGTTTGTGTATTTGTTGGTGTTGGTGTCGGAGTTGGGGTTGGGAAGAAATATGGGAAAACTTCAGAATATGCGCTAATACCACCTGATGTACATAATTGACCCACTTTTACATAAACATTTCCTGTTGTAGTAAGAGAGTCAAAAGTAAACGGTGATGTACAGTTACTTGGAGTTGCCACAGCAGAATTAAAGTTTATATTATCATAAGAATATATCATAAAAATACCACTACAATTTGGTCCCGGAATAATCGAAACAGATAAAATTGAACCTGATGACAATGTAACACCTAACATTTGAGGTGCTGAACAAACTGGTGTGTTTGTAGGCGTCTGTGTTTGAGTTTTGGTTGGTGTTTGTGTTTGAGTATTAGTAGGTGTTTGAGTCATTGTTTTTGTTGGTGTTGGTGTTTGAGTTTTTGTTGGTGTTTGAGTGTTTGTTGGAGTTTGAGTCTGAGTTGGTGTTGCGGTTAATGTCGTTGTTGTTGTTGGAGTTTGAGTTTTGGTTGGAGTGTTAGTCGGAGTTTGAGTAGGTGTTTGTGTCGGTGTTGAAGTTTGAGTTTGTGTTTGTGTTTGAGTTTGTGTTTGAGTGTTTGTTGGTGTATTGGTAGGTGTTTGTGTTGGTGTTGAAGTTTGTGTTTGTGTTTGTGTAGGAGTATTTGTTGGTGTTGTTGAAATTGTTGGAGTTACTGTTGGCGTTACCGTTGGAGTCACAGTTTGAGTTGGAGTTGGTGTAGGTGTAGGTAAAATACATTCGTGGTCTAATTGACAAATAAGGCAACTCACATATGAAGTTAAACTAATAATTTCATATTGACTGTTAAATGACGTAGGATTTATTGCTTTAACACAACCACTATATCCGGTAGTCTCTATATAATAGAAGTTATCAATAAAAACAGGATATATTATTCCACCCACTTTATATATTATAGATGGGTAACAACAATCTTCAAAATACCCAATTGTTGGAGGTAATGGTGACGGTGTTTGTGTTTGAGTTTGTGTTTGTGTTGGAGTGTTAGTCGGAGTTTGTGTAGTGGTTTGAGTTTGCGTTTGTGTTTGCGTTTGCGTATTTGTTGGCGTATTTGTTTGAGTATTTGTTTGTGTAGGAGTATTTGTTGGTGTCATTGTTGGTGTTGTTGTAGGGCGATTTGTTGGTGTGGGAGTATGAGTCTTAGTTGGAGTTTGAGTTGGAGTGATAGTGTTAGTAGGTGTAGCTGTATTGGAAGGTGTTTGTGTTTGTGTCTGCGTTGTCGTTTGTGTTGGGGTTTGTGCTGGTGTTCCAGTATTAGTTGGTGTAACAGTATTAGTTTGAGTTGGTGTTTGAGTTGGAGTATCTGTAATAGTAGGTGTCGGTGTATTTGTCGGTGTATTTGTCGGTGTTAATGATATACAAGGAATATCCAACGAGCAAGTTTCATCGTAATACATTACGTAAATAATGTAAGTTCCATAATAATTTTCGGATTCGTAATTATACGGTAATGTAACTTCACCAATATTTATAACCCCCCCCGAACAAGGGAAAAAGGTTATATCGGCTAATTGTCCGTTATAATTCGCAGTTAATATTTCTAAAGTTGTACTCATATATTGTTAGTTCGTATAAATTAAGGTGTTGGTGGGGGATTATTCAAAGACCCCGATACACCTGTTGCCGGTATGTATATATAATAATCACCATACGGATAATCTGTAGGGTAATCATACGGTAATGTAACCGTACCAATATTAATTGTTCCACCTGTTGATGGATTAAAAGTTATATCGGCGGTATATCCGGTATAATTATTTGTCGATATTCTATATATATATTCCATAAATTAAGTTAACATTCCTCCGTCGCTAATTGACCAAAAATAAGTTGTTACAAGGGTTGTCCTTGCCGCCAAACCAGCTGATGTGTATTTTGCACTACCAAAATTAATCTGTATCCCTATTTGTGGGTTTTTTGTTACCCACCCATTATAAATACTATCTAAATTGTATGTGAAAAAAGTAATAGGGTTTTTAGTTCCCATAAAATAATAAAAATTTGTAACACCTGATATGTTCCAATTCCCTAAATTTTGTTTAAAATATTGGTTTTCATAAAACATATACACAACATTAGATACTTTAGAAATATCCCAATTTCCAATAGGTTGATTAAATTTTGAACCCCTAAACATATTAAACAAACTAATAACATTTGAAACATTCCACCCGGATAATGGTTGATTAAATTGAGATTGATAGAACATCGCACCCATATCTGTGACACCCGACACATTCCAATTATTAATTGGTTGATTGAATGATGAAGTGGCAAACATATTACTCATACTTGTAACCTTTGAAACATTCCACCCGGATAATGGTTGATTAAATATTTGATTATTAGAGAACATATCACTCATATTTGTAACTCCAGAAACATTCCAATTATTTATATTTTGATTAAATTGAGAATTATTAAACATGGAAAACATAAGAGTAACTTTAGAAACATTCCATCCGGATAATGGTTGGTCAAATAAACTGTTAAAAAACATATAACTCATATTTGTAACTTTAGATACATCCCAATTATCAATTTGTTGGTTAAATATTCTATTATTATAAAACATACCTGACATATTTGTTACATTACTAACAGTCCAACTTGATAATGGTTGATTAAATGTTGAGTTGGAATAGAACATATTCGACATATTGGTAACATTTGAGACGTTCCACCCGGATAATGGTTGATTAAATATTTGATTATTAGAGAACATACCCGACATATTGGTAACACCCGAAACATTCCAATCCCCAATTGGATGGTTAAATGTTGAGTTGTAATAGAACATATAACTCATATTGGTAACACCCGAAACATTCCAATTCCCAATTGGATGGTTAAATGCTGAGTTGTAATAGAACATACCACTCATATTTGTAACATTTGAAACATTCCAATTTTCAATAGGTTGATTAAATATTGAGTTGTTATAGAACATATAACTCATATCTGTAACATTTGAAACATCCCATCCGGATAATGGTTGATTAAATGATGACCCATTAAACATATAACCCATATTTGTAACACCTGAAACATTCCAATTATTGATTGGTTGGTTAAATGGACAAGACTCAAACATATTACTCATATCAACAACATTTGAAACATCCCATCCGGATAATGGTTGATTAAATTGAGAATTACTAAACATATAATTTGTGTATTGAACATTTGAAACATTCCACCCGGATAATGGTTGATTATAACTTGTCAAATAAAACATTCCACTTATATTTGTAATTCCCGAAATATCCCAATTATTTAAGTTTTGATTAAATAATATACATCCGGAGAATAAATAAGATAAACTTGTTATATTAGAAATGTCCCACGATTGTATATTATTTACAGATGTTAAACTATAACATTCTGCAAACATAGCGTCGATATTAGTCAGATTTGAAGTGTCTAAAGTATCGATTACGGTAGATAAATCTAAATTAAAACAATAATAAAATTGATATCCACCATCAATTAATTTTACATCACCCCACTGTTGAACACTTAAAATTTTACCATAATCACCAGCATAATTTCCTATATTAAACCCGTCAATTACTCCAAACATACGTATAGTATATGTTCCTATAACATTGTAAGTATGTATAAGCTCAGGTTGACTATATGATGTTATTGTGTCTGTATTTCCATCACCCCAATCAATTACAAAATTAAAAGTTCCTGATGGGTCTAACACAATACCAATTTGATTAGTGTTAGTAAAACCTTCATTGTCGGTTTTCCAACTTGAAATGAACAATATTAACGTATCACCGATTAAATCCCAAGAAGGTGGCGGATAATCTAAAATACAGGTTTTATTATAAAAAGGTATGTATACGGTATATGTTCCATAATAATAATCTGTATTATAATCGTATGGTAATAACTGTGAACCTAAACTAATAGTTCCTCCGGTATATGCGGAATAACTTATATCTCCGATATACCCGTCGTAATTTGTTGTAAATATTTCAAAAGTTTTCATAATATTAAATTCCTCCTCCATCAGTTATTGTCCAACCATATCCTCCACTCATAGTTGAACCCGTTAATGTATTTTTACCTGGTTGTCCTCCGGATATTGTGTAGTTAGCACTTCCAAAATTTATTGTTCTTCCTGTATACGGATTTTTAGTTGACCATCCACTATAGATTGAATCTAAATTTGTTGTTGAGAATGTTAATGGTGTTTTACCTAACATAAAGTCAGTAAAATTAGTTACATTTGATATACTCCAATTTCCAATATCTTGGTTAAAATATGTATTAATATTAAACATATTGTTCATATTAACAACATTAGATACATCCCAATTTCCAATAGGGTAATTGAACTCCGAATTATAAAACATATTGTTCATATCACCAACATTTGAAACATTCCATCCGGATAATGGTTGATTAAATAGGGAAGATGCGAACATATAATTCATATAAATAACACTTGAAACATCCCAATTATTAATATCTTGATTAAATTGTGAATTTCGGAACATAGATGTCATATCAACAACATTTGAGACGTTCCATCCAGATAATGGTTGATTAAAATATTGGTCGTTTTGAAACATATTACTCATATTTGTTACCCCTGAAACAGTCCAATTCCCAATCGGATAATCAAATGATGTATTGACAAACATACCTGACATATTTTTAACTTTTGAGACATCCCAATTTCCGATTGGTTGATTGAATGGGGAATTGGCAAACATATAAGTCATATCTGTAACTTTTGAAACATTCCACCCAGATAATGGATAGTCAAATGATGACGCATAAAACATATAACCCAAATCTGTAACCCCCGAAACATTCCAAGACCCAATAGGTTGGTTAAAGTCGGTAGCAGTATTAAACATTTGCCTCATACTATTAACGTTACTTACATTCCATCCGGATAATGGTTGATTGAACGATGTTGCTCCTTGGAACATACCTACCATATTTGTAACACCCGAAACATTCCAATTCCCAATTGGTTGATTGAATGGTGAATTGGCAAACATAAAAGTCATATTATAGACATTTGAAACATTCCATCCGGATAATGGTAGGTTGAAATCAGTGCTTTGGAGTATTGATGTCATATTGGTAACTCCTGAAACATTCCAATTATTAATTGGTTGGTTGAAGGATGTTGCGTTTTGGAACATACCCTCCATATTAACCACTTTTGAGACATCCCAATTTCCGATTGGTTGATTGAATGGGGTGCTAGCAAACATATAATACGTACTTGTAACATTTGAAACATTCCAACCTGACAACGGTTGATTAAACGGTGTGCCGTTAAACATATAATTCATATAAATAACACTTGAAACATCCCAATTATTAATATCTTGATTAAATTGTGAATTTTGGAACATATATGTCATAGACGCAACATTTGAAACGTTCCAACCTGATAATGGTTGGTTGAAAGATGTTGTTCCTTGGAACATATTCGACATATTTGTAACACCTGAAACAGTCCAACCAGATAATGGTTCGTTGAAAGATGTTGCTCCTTGGAACATATAACTCATATCCTCAACTCCCGAAACATCCCAATTATTAATGTTATCGTTAAAATTACTTTGACCAAACATTCCTGACATACCTGTAATGTTAGAAACATCCCAATTATTAATATTATTTATGGTTGTAATAGACGAACATCCACGAAATATATATGTTAAATTTGTCACTTGAGATAAATTTAGAGTGTCAGTAACACCTGTTAATATTAAATTAGAACACTCATAAAAATTATATGATAGTTGAGTTATGTTAAGACATCCCCACTGTGTTATTTCTCTTATTTTAAGTTTACTTGTTGGTGTATAATAAAACGACCACACATTAACTTTACCTGTAATAGTTATTACATAGTCATCAGGAGTTGTATAAATATGTGTCCTATTTGCAAATGTATTCGCCGAAAAATTTCCATCACCCCAATCAATGGTTCCTGAATAATCTAAACCGTAATAAGGTAATGTTATACTCTCAGACGGAGATGTTGTTCTCCACACAGATATAAATGGTAATAATGGTGTAGAACTTGGTGTTGGTGTCATTGTAGGTGTTGGAGTTGGGGTTGGGGTTGTAATATCTAAACCTAATAAATCACAATTTGGTGCGGGTGTGTTTGTTGGTGTTGGAGTATTTGTTGGAGTTAATGTCATTGTTGTTGTTGGAGTAGGCGTAGGTGTTAAACAAGGAACATTTAACAAACAAGTTTTACCCGAATCAAGTAAATAAATGTTATATGTTCCGTAGTAATTTTCCGAATAATAATTATATGGTAAGTTAACTTCACCGATATTAATACTCCCACCCGAACAAGGGTAAAAGGTAATGTCGGCGAATTGTCCGTCGTAATTTATTGATAATATTTTTAAAATTGTTCCCATATATTATATCCCCCCATCTGTTATTGTCCAACCATATCCACCGCTCATAGTTGAACCTGTTAGTATATCTTTACCCGGTTGACTCGCTAATGTGTATTTTGCAGAACCAAAATTAATTGTTAATCCGGTTTGCGGTGTTTTGGTTTGCCATCCATTATAAATAGAATCTAAATTTATTGTTGAGAATGTAATCGGTGTTTTTGCAAACATAAAATCAGTGAAATTGGTTACTCCCGATATATTCCAATTTCCGATGTCTTGGTTAAATGATGAACTTTGGAACATAGATGTCATTCCTGTAACATTTAAAACATCCCAATTACCAATAGGATAATTAAATGGTGAATTGTAAAACATAAAAGACATATTTCTAACGTTTGACACACTCCATCCGGATAATGGTTGGTTAAAATATGCGTTTTGATAAAACATAGAACCCATATCTGTAACACCTGAAACATTCCACGAATTAATGTTTTGGTTAAATTGTGAAGTTGATGCGAACATAGAATTCATATTTGTAACCTTTGAAACATTCCAGCCTGATAATGGTAAATTAAATGACGCACCATAAAACATATTAGACATATTTGTTACCTTTGAAACATTCCAATTATTAAGAGAATAATTAAATGGGGTGTATCTAAACATACCACTCATACTTGTAACCCCTGAAACATTCCACATACTTATATCTTGGTTAAATAAGGTTCCATCAAACATACCTGCCATAGTAGATGTAACCTTTGAAACATTCCAACCTGATAATGGTTGATTAAAAGAAGATTGTCTAAACATATTTTCCATACTTGTAACCCCTGAAACATTCCACGAATTTATATTATGGTTAAATGCTCCAAATTGGAACATACGATTCATATCTGTAACATTTGAAACACTCCAAGAACTTATATCATCGTCAAAAGTTGATGATTGAAACATATTACTCATAACGGTAATTCCTGAAACATTCCAACTATTAACGTTGTTGATGGTTGTAAGAGATGAACAACCTCCAAACATATAAATTAAATTATTAACACTTGTTAAATCAATAGTGTCCGTAACACCGGTTAATACTAAATTACTACATCCTCTAAAAACTTGAGCACCATTACTAATTTTTAATGGTCCCCATTTTAAAACTTCTCTAATTTTTAATATGTCACCAGTATTACCAAACGCCCAACCATTAGTTGTTCCATAAATTGTAACAGTAGAATTACCTGATAATGAGTATGTGTGTGTTCTATTTGCATATGTGTTAGCGGATATACTACCGTCGCCCCAATCTATTGTTCCACTATATGTTCCTGATGGTGAATATGGTAATGTAATACTTTCAGATGGTGTTGTTGTTCTCCATACTGAAACAAACGATGGTGGTAATGTTGGTGTTGGAGTAACTGTATTGGTTGGTGTAACCGTCTGAGTTGGTGTTGGAGTAGGTGTTGGTAATATTAAAGTCCCGCTAATATCGTATTCACAGGTAAGATTAAAAGCTGTAATTCCGTTCAAACCGGTTGAGTAATAACCACCAATAAACCCTTTATAACCATCTTTAAAATTAAGAGAATAAAGATTACCTCCTGAAATAAAACTACTTACATTTTCTGTCTGAGTTAAAACAGGAACAATTGAAGTTAAATCATACGGTGTAGATAGTGTTTGTCTTCTTATACTTGGACCTGATACTATTGAAAACAAATAAGTTCCACTATTTTGAAAAGTAAAATCGGAAACAATTGAGTTGGAAATTGATTGAATTTCCACAACCCCCGTATTTATAACCCAAGGTGTGGTTAAACTATATTTTTTAAGAAGGCTACCCGTAACAGTAACAAACATAAATAAACCGTCAGGGGTAAAATCAATATGTGACGGAGTTAAACCAACTATAGTAAATAAGTCACCGGGTGAATAACTAGATGTTGTAACATCCCACGATGTTGATAATATATATCTAAGGACACTTTTTGATGCTGTCTCAACTACAAATAATTTACTACCGTCCGGTGAAAAATGATGACCAATTACACTAGTAGGGGTTAATCCGGAAATTACCGGAACAGCAATTGAACATCCTATTAGTGGTAATGTAATTGTTGAAACATCCCACGGTGTTGATAATGAATAAGCACATACACTATCAGTTGGTGAACCATTATGAATTGCAATATATAATATCGTACCATCCGGTTTGAAAGACGCACTAGTATGAAGTGGTATATTAATAAATTTTTCACCACTATATATCATTTGTGGAATACAAACTGTTGGAGTAGGTGTAGGTGTAAGTGTATTAGTTGGGGTTTGAGTATTTGTTGGTGTATTAGTTGGTGTTTGAGTAACCGTCGGTGTTTGTGTAACCGTTGGGGTTTGAGTATTTGTTGGTGTTACTGTCATTGTTGGTGTTGGTGTTGGTGTTGGGCAAGGATTGTCTACCTCACACAGAACACAATTTGAGTATGATGTAACACTAATAATTAAAGATTGACTATTATATGGTGGACCACTTACCGCAGTCCCACAACCACTAAATCCATCAGTGTTGATGTAATAAGTGTTACCAACAATAATAGGGGTTGATACACCACCAACTTTATATACGGTAAGACTATCACAACAATCTTGGAAATACTCAACTGTTGGTGGTAATGGAGAGGATGTTGGGGTTTGTGTTGGGGTTTGTGTTGGCGTCTCAGTTTGTGTTGGTGTTGGAGTTTGTGTTGGCGTCTCAGTTTGTGTTGGTGTTTGTGTTGGCGTCTCAGTTTGTGTTGGTGTTTGTGTTATTGTTTGTGTTGGAGTTGGTGTTGGGGTTGGTGTTGGGGTATTTGTAAATAATTCGACTTCATATGTGAAATCACACGCTAATGATGTTGATGTTGGAGTTGGAGTGATTGCGTTAACATAATAACTAAAATCACAATATAATGGTGTTGCAGTTTGAGTTGGTGTTGGAGTATATGTAGGTGTTGGCGTATTTGATGGGGTTATTGATAGTGTTGGAGTTTGAGTTGGAGTGTTACTTGGTGTTTGACTTGGTGGGTTTCCACCAGCATCGGCATACGCAGGTAAACGCTTAGTAAATCCAGGTGGGATAATTTTCACATTATAAATCCCCTGACCAATAACATTAAGTCTTGACCCCCCGATTATATTACCCGATTTTTTTCTACTATCAAATCCCATTTATTCTTTTTAAATAAATATTACATTCCGCCAAATAACCAACCATATTTTTGATAATCGTCTCGACTAACTTGTTGGCTGTTAAATTGATTTATTCTATCTTGATAATGTGGGATTACAGGGTTAAAATTGATGTTTTCTTTAATTGATTCATTATTGTTAACGGACCAAGAATCTAACATCGCTTTAGTTTGTTCCGTAACTTTAGTTAATTTTCCAAAAGAAGACTCCGCAACATACGTCGCCATCGCGATTGACATAATTAAATCATCGTGATGTCCTTTTTGGTGGTCAGGTCTACCATTGATATATACAAAGGTGTTCATCTCATTATTTAAACGAGAACTATAAATCCTAAATTTATGTCTCATCGCCTCTTCAAATGAGGCAATAATTTGAACCCTTTTATTATTAAAATTTAATCCCGGAATTTTATCTGCCGCGGCTGGGTCGTATTTCCATTTGTTAGAGACATCAACACCATCAACATATAAATCACGATAATTCATTTCTTGGAGTTTTCTTGAAGTTGCAACACCCATACCACCTGTAATATCGATAACGACAAAACAAGAATATATAACAGCCCATTTATGACAAATTTCAGCCATAGTATCGGGTGGTAATTTACCAACATATTCAGCAACTTGTTCTCTTTCATCAAAATCAACAATTTGAAATGAACTAAAATCTTCAGAATCCCCACGGGAAACGTCGACACCCATAATGTATTTATGTCCAACAACCGGTTCCTTCCAAATCCAAAGAGCATTCCCCATCAATTTGTTAATAGGTTCTTGGATTTGATTTTCACGAATATCTTGCATCATAAGAGAATCAAATACGTTATCTCCGGAACCTAAAAAGTTACATTCTAACTCCTGAGAAACCTTACGTTTATCGTATTTTAATTTCTTAACCATCGCCTCAAACCAAGATGAACAAGGTTTGTATCCGTCATTCATTAATAATTTAACATCATCAAAGTTTCGAGCGTCATATGATTTACTACCCCAATCAATAAATCCATTAGGGTCATATTCCTCTTTGTTTAACAAATAATGAATAATGTTATCTGTTTTAACAAAAAATAAATCTTTGGTGTATCTTGGGTCTCGATACCAAAACATTTCCGTAATTTTGAAGTCATTCATATTACGTAACGCTTGGTCGTATATTTCATAGTAAATTGCGTCATAACCGTTAGGTGTTGAAACCACAATTACTTTACCCCCCGTAGATAGGGACGCCATACAGGCAGACCAGAAATCACTATCTGCCTCAATAAACGCCGCCTCATCAAATACAAGTATGGTTGGTGTAAATCCACGCAAGGCATCCTTAGATGTTGCAACGGCTTTAACCTCACATCCGTTTGTTAACTTATAATGTTTTTGGGAATTTTTTGCTTTATCAAAATCTACACCTGTCCAAGACGGCCATTGACCAACGAACGCTTTTATCTTGTTCGCCATCTCCAATGAAGTATCCAACTTATTGGCGATAATTAATATTTTTTCGGGAGTTTCTTTTCTTGCGAATACAAGTTTTTTAGACATCCAAGCCGCGGTAACTGTTGATACCCCGGCCTGTCTGTATTTTAATGCTATATTCTCATTGTATTCTTCGTAGTCATTCAGTAATGTTAACTGGTCCGGAAAAAGTTCCAATGGAACATATTTTTTAACGGTGTTATCATAAGTTTCTAAATACGTCTTAAGTGCGTATTCAATATCTCTACTACATTTTACGTATTCTATTAATACTTGTTCTTTTGTTAAATTCGACATACATACTGTTGTCGGTAATTTTTAGAATCCTAACGAAGATAAATCAATATCATCTAAGTCATCTAAGTCATCAAATCCGTAATCACCATAATTTTCACTATCGTCTTCATCATCTTCGTCATCAGACATTTTTGATTCATACTCGTGGTTTTTAAGGATTTCAACGATTTCTGCAACCATTCTATTTATTACCTCTTTTGCTTCAGGTTTATCAGCCATAATGGCTTTCGCTAATACAATAAAATCTTTCGCCTCTAATTGAGACAATTTCATAAATAAGTATTGTTGAAGGTGTCTTTGGTCGTCTTCATATAATTTATCAGGCCAAGAATCTCTGAATTTTTCCCAAAATATTGGACCTAATCTTGAATCCCATATTTCTGCTGGTAATGTATCCTCAGCACCGACAACCATACTTCTTTGAACAGGGTCGTTTGGTAATCCTTGGTCACCATATAATGAATAAATACCTTTAACTATTTCGTGAACTAATAAAGGGAATGTAAATGCTTTCGCTTTAATTGTTGGTGGGTCAGTTTCAGGGTCAGATTCTGATTGTCCCATTTGACCACCTCCACCACCGGCCATATTTTCCATATCCGGATATAACCAATATAAGTGTTCCATCAATGATTGTGTAACACCATATAGGTTTAGTAAGTTTGGACTTAATCTATTTATCTCGTCACTAACTAATGTATACATATGTCCACCTTTAAATGCCGCTCCTTGAACTAATGAATTAATCATTCTTCTTTTTGCTTTCTCTAAATTGAATTTTTCCATAGAATCCATAAAGTCTTCTATTTCTTCTTGGTGTTCTTCGCTTTCTTTGAATGCTTCTTCGACATCTTCTTCGTCCGGTTGTTCCGGTTGTGTTTGCATTCCTTCAGACGCTCCCATTGGTCCATTAACTAATTCAACCTCAAACTGTAATTGACCTTCAGGAATACCTAATTCTTTTTTAACTAAATCAACTGCCAAGTTTTCAAGATATTCTTTGTTTTGAACTTCAACTCTTTTAATTTGTTGTAAACTACCCATTACAGAACTCATTAGTCCCATCATTGGATTATTTCCCTGAATTGGTGTAGTATCACCTAAAAATCTTCTTACTTTGTCTACAGAGTCTTTAAATCGTTGAGAGGTAATCATTTCAATGAAATCTCTATCACCATCTTGTGGTAATGCTGGATGTTCTTTATATGGGGTTTCTCTTTGATTAATTTGTCTTTCAATACCCGGTTCCATTCTTTCAGGACCATCATAACTAACAGGAGCCTCATTTAAACGACGATTAATTTCGTTCAACATAGTTGTTTGATTATTGGTTAACCCTTCATTAACTAATTTTTTATCTAAGTCACTTTTGGCTTTCAATATTTTTTCCATTTTTAAATTTACGCTCATAATTATTTTGTTTTAAGTCCTAACTGATTGAATTTTAAAAAACTTGGTAATTCTCTTTTAATTGCTTTTGGAGCACCTTGTTTACTTGGGTCCGGAGCAAAAGGATGTTTTGGTTTTGTTCCCGGATTAACTTTTGGTTTTGCCGGTGCAGTTTTTGTATCCTCATCCATCACTCTTTTTTTTGCTTTAGGAGCTCCTTTTTTATCAGGGTCCGGTTGGAATGGATGTTTTGGTTTTGTACCAGGACTAACCTTTGGTTTCGCCGGAGCTGTCTTTGTGTCTCCTTCTAAAAGATTATTAAAATCTTTTTTAGACATTTTTGGTGTAATGTGTTTTTCTACAAGTCTCATAATTTCTTTTTCAATTTTACTTTCTCCCATAGTAACACTTGGTTTTACCTGACTTAATTTGGATTGAGCAATTTTATTTAAAGCCCCACCAACCATATCATCATAACCTTCTTTGGTTTCTTTTTTCTTTTCAGGAAGTTTGGCAAAGTTAGTCTTTTCAGCAAACTCATCAGCCATTTTACACCATTTTTTTTGTTCTTTTGTTTTTCCATCACCACATTTAGCGAAGAAATATTTTTGTTGTTTTTTTGATTCAAATTTTTCATCAATTTCTTTTTCTTCAAACATACCCATACCGTCCTCAGTCGCGTCAGGGTCTTGGACAACATTTAAAGTATTGTCTTGTTCGTTAGGGGTTGCAAGAATAGTCCCATCAGGATTTTTCTTTACATTATACCCTTTAGGTGTTGCAGGTAAATTACCACCTTTATCACCAACTTTATATCCTGTTTTAGCAGGTTCAGTTACCGTACTAACTTGTTCTTGTAATTTACTGAACAACACATCAACCTGACTATCAGTCATTTTATTTAGAGTAGACGCTTTAATTCCCTCCTTCACTAGTTTTAATTTTTTTTGATTAGTGTTCATATTCGATTTTTTTTTCAAACTCTAATACGATATCTCTTTCGTATAATTTATCTTTGACTGATTGTTCTGTTTCTCCAAACTTAAACACCAATCTTCTTTGACGTGTGAAATCAACGTCTTCACTTTCGTTTTCCCAACATAATGCGATTATATCATCCATTGAATCTATCATCGAAAAATAGTCAGAGTTTTGAATTACTGACATTGTGATTTGGTCATTCTTCAAAACTCCTACTGTTTTTATG